GCGGCTCCCGCCGGCAGTCTCCGTGCGGGCGTCTATACCGAGATATGGACTGGTGAGCTGGTGAAATACCTGCGCCGTGGTCTGGAGGCGACTTTCCTTGACGGCATTCCGGACAGTTCGAGTATCGTGAACAACGATGTCATCCACCTTGTAGAGGTCGGCGTGGACCCTGACGTATTGATCAACAACACGACCTATCCTATTCCCCTCCAGGCACTGGATGACAAGGACATCGCCATCAAGCTGGACAAGTTCCAGACGAAGGTAACACCCATTACCGATGACGAACTCTACGCATTGAGCTATGACAAAATGGGACGCGTGAAAGAGAGCCACGGCAATTCAATAAATGACGGGAAGTTTGCCAAGGCCGCCCACGCCCTGTGTGCAAAGGAAGACACTGCCACCACGCCAGTGCTGAAGACTACGGGCAAGCGCGATCCGGTAACGGGACGCCTGAAGATGACGCCGACCGATTTGCTGAACCTGAAACGTGCGCTGGACAAGCTGAAAGTTCCTGCCCAGGGACGTCGCCTCGTGCTTTGCAGCGATCATGCGAACGACCTGCTGGAAGTATCCCAGGTGTTCAAGGAACAGTACAACATCAACCGCAATGACGGCACGGTAGGCAGGCTGTACGGCTTTGACATCTATGAGTTTGCGAACAATCCGCTGTACACCACTGCCGGCAAGAAAAAGGATGTCGGTGCCAGTGCTGCGACCGGTGAGTTCCAGTGCTCTTTCGCCTTCTATGTACCTCGTGTCTTCAAGGCTACGGGTTCCACGAAGATGTACTACAGTGAGGCATCGACGGACCCGCAGAACCAGCGTTCACTCATCAACTTCCGCCACTACTTCATCTGCATGCCGAAAAAGACAGATGCAGGTGCAGTGATGATGAGCGGCTACAAGGACCCCAGCCTTCCTGAGGGATAAATCAAACCATAAAACAGATAACAAGCGTATGAAACTGAAAGTAACAAGTGCGTTCCGCGACAGGGACGATCATGTAACAGTGTATGACCCGGATACCATTCTGGAGGTGAAAGACAAAGACCGCGCCCAGTCGCTCATAGACCGTGGCCTGTGCAAGGAGTTCAAGGGCAAAACTGCCCCTGCATATATCCTCGGCACAGAGGAAGATGGCAGCCAGCCGGACGAAAGTGAGGGCGGTACGGACGAAAATCCGGATACCGGCGCAGCAGGTCAGGAACAGAACCCTAACTCCAATCCTGAAGGCGATGAGTAAGCCGATAAAGTATCTTGTAATCCACTGCACCGCCACGCCGGAAGACCGTGAGGTAAGCTCCGCGGAGATACGCCACTGGCACACCGACCCGGTAAGCAAGGGAGGGCGTGGCTGGAAGCAGGTGGGTTACACGGATATGGTGCACCTCGACGGAAGCATAGAGCGGCTGGTGGACAACAATGAGGATGCCAATGTTGACCTGTGGGAGGTAACGAACGGTGCTGCGGGCTACAACAGCATCAGCCGGCATATTGTATATGTGGGCGGCTGCGACAAAACGACGAAGCCTAAGGACACCAGGACTGCCAAGCAGAGCGAGGCTCTGAAACGCTATGTCGTGGACTTTCATCGCCGTTTCCCCCAAATACGCATCGTTGGACACCATGAACTGAACCCAGGCAAGGCCTGTCCCTCCTTTGACGTGCAGAAGTGGCTGCTCGAAATAGGAATCAGGCAGTAATGCCCTAATATGACAAAGGTATGGAACTCAGTGAAATTATCAATCTGGTGCTGGGTGGCGGCCTGGTGGCTACGATAGCAGCCATCATCACATTGAAATCGACCGTGAGGAAAGCGAAAGCGGAAGCAGAGAAAGCGGAAGTAGAAGCCGAGACAGTCCGGATTGATAACACTGAGAAAGCCACCCGGGTGCTTATCGAGAATATTGTAAACCCATTAAAGGAAGAACTCAATGAAACAAGAAAAGACCTCAACGCGACCAAGCGCGAGATGGCACGTCTCCGCAAGGCCATCGACGATGCTAACAGCTGCCGTTATAGCGATGACTGCCCTGTGCTTCACCGCATGCGCATCGAGCAGAAAAAGCGTGAGCCGGGAGACAGCCACGAGCCACGAGGCGAACCGCCTCGACGTGGACAGCACGGTGAGCGTCGTAGAAACCTGGCGAACGCCGGTGAAGGTCCCGATGTCAGCGGTGAGCCTGACGCTCAGCATGGACAGTCTGCGGCTGCTGCCGTCCGGGGCGGGCTACACAGCCCGGAAAGGACAGGCGAATGTGAAGGTAACGCGGAGGGCACCGACGGAGAAGGAGCCGGAGCAGCTGGTGATTGAAGCCAGCTGCGACAGCCTGGAACTGGTGTGTGCCGGATATTCCAAGACCATCAGCACCCTGAAACGCCAGCTGAAGGAAGCCAGAAAGTCCAATAGCGAGCTTAGGGAAGAGACAAAGGAAAGTTCCGGAAACACCTTCCTCATGAGGCTCAAGTATTTTTGTGCCGGGCTTCTGTCCGGGATAATCGGAATAGTATTCACTTTTATAAAACTTAGAAAATGAGCAAGAACAAGAAATTCATCTACGGCATCGCAGCCGTGAAGAAAGGAACCACGCTGATAGGTTACATCGAGAAAGGCAGCTGGGACTGGGGCGGCACGAAGCCGGAGAGTGTGGACGTGGAAGCCGAGCAGGTTCCCGATGCGCCTGTGCTGACCCTGCTCCAGAAGAACGGACAGGTCAGTCCGACTTTCAACCTTATCCAGTTGGATTACGAGAACCTGAAGAACATTCTCGGCGGTGAGCTGGTGAAGACTGGCAGTGGCGGCAATGAGAAGGTGACTGGCTGGAAAGCTCCCTCCTCCCTTGTGGAACTGAGAGACAAGTGGACCATCGACTTCGTGAGTGGCCAGACTATGACCATTCCCAACGGTACCATTCTGGCCAACCTCGGCGGCAAGCTGACACTGACCGAAGTATCGAAGGTAGAATGCCAGTTGAAGGTGAACAAGCCCGAGGATGGCGGTGCGCCTTATGAGATCAATGATACCACTGAAGGCTGATGGACGAGCAAGTAATCAGGAAGATCCAGAGAGAGGGAGCGGAAGCCTTGCTTGATGCGGGCGTTTCCCTCCCTCTCAAGGATTTAAGGATACCTTTCAGGAAAGAGCCGTTGCGGTTCCGGCTGACGATGAAGCGTCCCACACTTTCAAGACAGATAAAGATAGCGCATACTTATCTGTCAATGGACACGACGGCGGCTGAACTGGAAGCGATGGATCATAAGGAACAGATGCAGTTCCTTGCCCGGCATGGCAGGACCTTGAGCCGTATCATCGCCCTGACGATGGAACGCTGGTGGCTGCCGGTATGGTTGCTTTCGTGGCTCGTGCTGCACTCAATGAAGTGGGAGTACCAGAAGGCAGCCTTCAGCCAGTTCGTATTGCTGATGGGCACGCAGTCTTTTATACCTATTATCAGATCAGCAGAGATGACGAATCCGATGAAGCTGAGACTGAGCCAACGAAAGAAGGGGAGTTAAAGAGCCATTGGGAAAGCTCCCATAGCCCTTTCGGATTTATCTGGCAAATAGCCAGCGCTACGGGATGGAGCGTGGACTACATTCTGAATGGCGTAAATTTTCAGACACTTATCATGATGCTGAGTGATGCACCACGTTATGTTGATAGCCGTGAACAGAAGAAAGATCAGACTGAAGAGGAGGAAGCTGAGGATATAGTAGGCTTTTTTCAAAGTAATTTAAACCAATAAGACAATGAAACCAGTAGAGATAGAATTCCTTATGCGTGATAACCTCACGGCAGGACTTGACAAAAGCAAGATGAGTGTTGAGCAGCTCTTAGGAGCAGCTCGACGTGCTTCGCTCTTTATCAATGCTAAGATCAACGACCAGCATAAGGTAATTGATAGTGTCAATACTGACCTTGACCGTATGCAGCGTAAGTTGCAGACTATGAAACCAGGGACAGGACAACAAGAACTGCTTACGGAAATTAGTGCTTGCAAGAAAGTACTTGCCGAAGAGATGGGTGTGCTTGAGGGGTTGGAAAAAGAATATCAGCAGGCACGGCAGGGCGTCAGTCAATTGGAGCAGGAATATAAGAAAATATCTGTATCAGAAGAGCAAGCAGCAGCTGCCAGCAAATCGCTCACCGAAAAGATAGCTGAGCAGAAGAGTGTCATTAAGCAGGTGGAGGCTGACGTGAAGGCTCTACAGAAAGCTTATGAGTCCGCAGCACCTGGCAAAGCACAAAATGAAGTAGCAGCCGATTTGAATGCAGCCAAACAAGCCTTAGAAGAAGAAAAGGGAATTCTAAATAGCCTGACAGAAGCACAGAATCGCAACAAGGAAAGCAATCAACGATTGTCGCGTCAACTACGTGAGCTGCAAAATGACATGGCACGTATGCGTCTGAACGGCGAGCAGAATACCGAAGAGTACCAGAAGATGGCACAAAAGGCAGCTGAGCTCTCCGACACCTTAGGAGACTTGCGTGCACAGACAAGTATTCTCGCTAATGACGATGCGAACCTTCAGGGCTTCATCTCGGGAGTTAATGGTCTGTCTGGTGCATTCACCACAGCTACAGGTGTAATGTCGTTATTCGCATCAGAGAACGAGAATCTCGCAAAGATACAAGCTCGCGTGCAGAGTGTCATGGCTATCACCATGGGCTTGCAGCAGGTGTTTAATACTCTTAACAAGGATAGTGCCTTCCGCCTTGTAACGCTTACAAAAGCAAAGGAGTTCCTTACAGCTGCTAATTATCGGCTTGCAACATCGTTAGGTATATCTAATGCTGCTGCAACTGCACTTATGGCAACTCTTACTCTTGGATTATCTGTAGTTATTACAGGTGTAATTGTAGCTTGGAATAAACTTTCAGATGCTCAGGAAGAAGCTGCGAAGAAAGCACAAGAACGTGTAGAAATTGAATCTCAGGGCAGAGCCGAGATGATTAAGACTCGATTCGAAATTGATACTATCCGTGAGAGTCTCAGGAATTTCAGTGGTACGAAGGAAGAAGAAAAGCAGAAGTGCGAGGAAATGAACCGTAAGTACGGTGAAGCCTTCGGATATTATGACTCTGTAGCAAAGTGGTATGATGTTCTGACACAAAAAGCAGAACAATATATACAGATGCTCTTTCTGCAAGCTAAGGCACAGGCACTGGTGAATAAGGCTGTAGAAGCTGACGAAAAATTAGCTAAACACAAAGCCACTAACCCAGATAATGCAGATACATCTATGGGGTGGTTTAAGAAGGCCTTATTGAGTTTTGGTTCTGCTACATCTAATGGAATCATTGATTCTCGTAAGATTATAAAAGATAGTAACAAGAAGGCTCATGATAAACGGACCAAAGAATTAGAGGCTGAGCGCGACAATAATCTAAAGAACGCAGCTGATTTAACAAAGCAAGCTGCAAATATTGGAAAGAAGAATAATATTGGTGGGCATGCAGCACCTACAAAAAACAAAAAGAAAAAAAAGAAAAAAAAGAAAAAGAAAGACGGGACAAAAGAAGCTGAACAGCTTGCCAAGGAACTTCTTGCATTACAAAGAAAGAACCGCCAGGAGGAGATAGACCTTATTAAGGAAGGTTCTGACAAGAAAAGAAAGCAGATAAAAGAGAATTACGACAATGAACTTGCTGATTTGAAAGTACAGGAGAATAAATGGCGTAAGGCGCAAAAGGGTAAACTGACTAAAGCACAGGAAGATGCACTTACAGAATCTCGCAATCTTGCCACACAGAAAAAGCAGCATAACGAAGATGAGATAAATAAAGAAGAGCAAAAGAAACGCTTAGAGCAGCAGAGAAATGAAGTGCAGGCTATGAGTGAATATCTCAAGACTTATGGCTCTTTCCAGCAGCAAAAGCTTGCGATTGCTGAAGATTATGCCCAACAGATAGCGGATATAGATGCTTCGGAAGTGAGCGAGACAACAAAGAAGTGGCAGAAAGCAAAGCTTCAGAAGGAATATCAAGAACGCCAGGCAAGTATGTCGTTCGAGGAAATCAGCCGTGGTATCGACTGGAATGCGCTCTTCAGCGGTGTAGGCAATCTGACCAAGGAGATGATGCAACCGATGATGGAGCAGCTGCGTGCCTACACAGAAACTGACGACTATAGGAACGCTTCAGCCGATACACAACAGAAAGTGACGGAGCTAATTCAGCAGATGAGACAGTATATCGGTACTGACCAGAGTGCGACATGGCAGAAGTTGGACGAAGCCATCAAGCGATTTGCTGATAGCGTGGCTGTATACGACCAAGCTAAGAAAGATGAAGCTGCTGCCGTTGCTGCCGTGGAAGCAGGAAAGGTAGGACTCCGTGAAGGGAGAATCAGTAAGGAAAGATACGATGAACTTGAAGCACGTGCTGAAGAGCTGGGGAGGGCAACAGTACAAGCACGCGAGGATATGGACTCCTTCGGCAAAGCATTAAATAGGACATCTGAAGAAGTTGCTAACTTTACGTCTGGATTAACAACGGCTCTCAATAACGCTAAGGCATGGCAGGGTGTAGATGGATACGGAGGCGTACAGCAGTCAGTAGGACAGGTTGATGCACTCAAAGGTACGCTTGATTCTATTCTTCCAACCATGGGAGACGGCATAGCAAAGAGTGTTGGCAGTGCTGTGTCAGGAGCAATGGGAAATGCGTTGTCCTCTCTTGGTGGCACGATGTCGGGCATTCTATCAAGTGGCATAGGAAGTATGGTTGGCATTATTGCACAAATACCCAGAATGATACTTGACCTTGCCAATAGTATCAAAAGCTTTGTTACTGGTGTTCTGAACTCACTGACAGAACTTATAACTTTGCGCTGGATAGACGATCTTGTAAATAGCATCTTGGAAGCTATCGGTAATCTTATCAATGCTATTTTTGACTTGCCAGAGAATTTATTTAAGGTACTTGAGTCTATTATAGTAAAAGGTATTGGAGGTTTGTTGGATACTGTTGTCGGACGTATCGGTAACGTTCTTTCCTTCGGACTGCTCAGTCATAAAGGTCCCAGCAGCTGGTTTACTAACAGTAACGAGGAGGAAGTGGCAAAATCAATTGATCGCCTGACAAAACGTAACGAACTCCTGGAGCAGGCAATTGAGGACCTAACGGACGAGATGAAGACGGCACGAGGTGCTACAGCTATTCGCATATCACGCGATGCAGAGAAACTTCAGCGTGAAACGAACGAGAACTACAAACGTATTGCACAGGAACAGGCAGGCTATCACTCGGCACATCATAGTTTCAACGCCTACTGGAAAGGGTTTAGTCAGGAGCAAATAAATCGTTTCAGTTCTCAAATAGGCAGAAAATGGGACGGCAACTTGTGGAATCTCACTCCCGAAGAAATGAAGATGTTACGTTCCAATGTCGATATGTGGGAAAAGATCCAGAATACAGGTAAGGGAGACTATGGTGGTCGCGTAGCTGATAAGCTTAATGACTACATCGCACAAGCCGGCAAGCTGAAAGAAATAACAGATGCTCTCTACGAGAACCTGACTACAACAACAAGGCAGAATGTCTTTGACGACTTCCTTAACTCACTTTATGCTCTCGCCAGTGGTTCGAAAGATGTCTTCAAAGAGATAGAAGAGAACTGGCAGACGATGGTAAACAAGATGGCAGTGAACAATCTTGTTGGTGCGAAGTTTCAGAAAAATCTTGAGAAGTGGTACGAAAGTCTTGCAAAACTTAATGAAGAACGTATTGATGGAAAGATAACTGATGCAGAATTCCGCAAGCGCCTCGATGCACTGAAAGAACAATACGAAAGTTATGTCAATAGTGCTAAGAATGACATAGAACAATTGCGTAATGAAGGTATTATTAAGGAGACAGACAAAGGTACAACCCAACAAGGCAAGAGTGGCGCATTCACAGCAATGAGTCAAGACCAGGCAACAAAGCTTGAAGGGTTGTTCGTTAGTGGTCAGATGCATTGGGCAAGCATTGATGACCGCGTTGAAGATGTCGCAAAAAAGATGAGTGCAGCACAAGAGCATCTACGGAAGATTGAAGAGAATACAGGCAATAGTGCTGCTTCATTGAAAGAGATAGGTGCTGATGTGAAAAAAATGATTAGGGACGGAGTAAAAGTTAGATAAGTATGACGAAGATATTGGAAGGACAAGTGCTTATCAATGGCACGGATATATATAAGGAGTATGGTGTGTTCTTAACCGAAGAACGAAAAGGTGGCAGAGATAATCTCAATGCTATCCTGGCACCAAGCAAGGCAAAGGACCATGTAGGTGTAGACATACGTGAGCATAACGGAAAGAAGTATTCCAAACAATTATTTCCTGCCAATGCTGAGCGTGACGTTACTTTGCACTTCGCCCAGTATGCACCTACACGCCAGCAGTGGCTTGAACGATACATGTCGTTTATCCACTTTTTAAAATCAGGCAACAATGGCTGGCTGACAATTACATTCACGACACTGAACCTTACGATCAAAGTATTCTATCTTGACAGTAGTGCCTATCGCTCACTGACGTATCTATGGACCGAAGGCATACAGGCAAGTAGCTATAAGGTGAAGTTCCGTGAACCCGAACCAATCATATAACGTTTAAACGCCATTTGAATATGCTTCTAACACTATTTGATAGCAGCGGACAAGTAAAGGCTACGTTCTCACCGAACGACAGCAGCACACAGGATAAGGAGATACAGGGCGACAATCTGCTGAAACTCTCCTTCATCCTGTACGAGTGTATCTCCATTGACGTGAATGATTACCTCGACTATGATGGTGAACGTTACTGGGCAACGGAAAAGTATAAGCCAGCACAGAAGAGTACAATGGAATGGGAGTACTCTTTTCAGCTACGTGGCATAGAGAGTCTGATATCTCGCTTCTTAGTGCTGAACAATACCGATGGTGAGAACGAAGCTGTGTTCGCTCTAACGGCACGGCCCATAGATCACATGCGCCTTATTGTGAAGAATATCAATGCTGGCATGGACGGACTGCAGAACTTCAAAGTTGGTGTAGTTGAGGGTACAGATAACGTGGTTATCGACTACACTGGTAAATATTGTCAGGAGGCACTGAAGGAACTTGCTGACGCTGTACATACTGAATGGTGGTTTGACGGTCAGACACTGAATCTCTGTCGATGTGAGCATGGCGAGGAGATTACGCTGGGTTACGACAATGGCCTTACGTCGCTCGACCGAGACCTTGCAGATAACGTGAAGTTCTATACACGTCTGTTCCCGATAGGTAGCTCACGTAATATAGATCCAGAAAAGTACCATCACTCACGGCTAATGTTGCCAGATGGTGCGAAGTATGTAGATGTGAATGTAGAGAAGTACGGCATTATACACCACTATGAGCAGGCTGCCTTTGCTGACATTTATCCACGTCGCACGGGTTCTATCAGCGAAGTGCGACACGAGGAGGTTAAGGATAAGGACGGTAAGCCGTTCACAATCTATTACTTCAAGGACAAGGTCCTGCCGTTTAATCCTAATGACTATGAGATAGGTGGACTTGTAAAGCGTGTGTCGTTCCAAGAAGGAAGTGAGTTGGCTGGATTAGGAACTGACACGGAGCATTACTTTGAAGTAAACTACCATAGCGATACTAAGGAATTTGAAATTATCACGATTTGGCCCTACAACGACGGTACCCAACTGCCAGGTGGTACACTCGTGCCAAAGGTTGGCGACAAATACATACTTTGGAACCTGCGCATGCCTGATGAGTACTATGGTATAGCAGAGAAAGAGTTCCTGGCAGCTGTTGAGAAGTACAATAAGGAGCACGCCTTGGACGTATCGCGCTATAAAGCCCCGACAGACCATGTATGGATGGAAGACACAAGTACCGACCTGTTCATCGGCAGACGTGTCCGGCTGGAGAGCAATGAATACTTCCCCGATACGGGCTTCCGCAAGAGTCGGATCACACGCCTTAGTCGGCAGGTGAACCTGCCTGGTAAGATGAACCTTGAGATAAGTGATGCACTATCGACGGGGATGATGCAGAAGGTGGACGACTCCATCAAGGATGTAAAGAAGTACACGGGAGCCTTAGTGGGAGCACTGAATGTTCCGGACATCATACAGAGCGGAGACACAACGATGCCTGCTGATACGAATATCTTTTCTGCACGCCGCTCGCAGAAGGAATTCATCAGCAAGAATTCAGCTGATATTGCGCAGGGGTTAATTACCTTTTTGATGGGTATAGGTTTCAAGGACGGCGCGGGCATAGACGGCTTTGGCAACGCCATATTGAAAGCCATTCAGACGCTCGGTTTTGAAAAGACGATAAACGGCTTTGGCGTATGGCTCGATGAGAACGGGCGTGCCCACGGGCAAATAGACTATTTGGAGGTGATTGGCAAGGCTGTCTTCCGCAGCCTTCAGATAGACGAGTACAAGCACATCGGCGGCAATATCGTGCTTTCAGGTGCAAATGCCATAATAGAAAAGGTTGTGCCTGTAACGGGTGGCTGGAAGTGCTACCTCCACACGGACGACGGCGACAAGGCTATTACCAACGACTGGTTGCCGGGCGACCAAGCACTGTGCCAAACTTTCAACATCAAAGCAGGTGTGTACGAAAATATCAGCAACCGCTATTACTGGCGCGTCGTGTCTGAGGTGGCGCAGAAAACGGCAACGGAAGAGGCATATATCATCATTACCGACGATGACACCTACCGCGATAAAAGCGTAGACAACGATGAGCCGAAAGCGGGTGATAACGTCGTGCTATGTGGGCACAATACGTTGTGGGACATTGCCCACGGCGTAGAACCGACGAAGTACCGCCACCGCATGAATATTACGATGATTACCACCTCAAAAGAGGAGGGAGGAACTATCGAAGTGTATCGCAGCATTCACGACTTTTCGCTGAATAAAGGTAACGCCATATTCCATCTGTCGAGCGATAAAATTTACATGAATAGCCGCCACTTCGAGTGGGTAAGCTCCGACGGTGAGCGCATTCCCAACGTTCTGTACCGTGGCGACTGGACACCGGGCACAGTGGCAGCGAAATATGAAGCGTGGTACCACAGTGGGGGCACGTGGCTTTCGTTCGTCGATGATAATGCCGACGAACCAACGGGGCATTCGCCGAAGTGGAAGCAGTATGCAGCTAAAGGAAAAGACGGCGGCACAGGGCTGCGCGTCGAGGGTTTTTCTTCTGCTGGCAGCGCAGCCTATACGGAAGGGCAGACGGCGTGGAAAGCCACCTTTGAAGTTCACGTATGGGAAAACGACGTGGAGATAACAACGAAGCTGCCATCTACGCGCTTTGTATGGGAGCGAACGAGCGAATATGAAGCTGGTGATGCTGCGTGGAAAGACAGGCACAGCAACGATGGCTATAAAATAAACGTAACGTATGACGACTTAATGGGCGACACTTCTTTTGTGTGTAAATTCCTTAATTCGTCTGGAAATAAAATATTAACAAGTGTAACTTTTTAAATATAAAAACAATGGCAGATATATTAGCACAAAAAACATTTACAGTAAAAAAGTTGGTGAATGGAAAAACCCTTACCTTCGTCCTCAAGACGGACAAGGCACTTACACAAATTTTTTCACGTGATAGCAAAACATTTGCGCCTGACTATGCAGCATCGGCACTTACCTTGACACCAATGCTGTTGGTAAGCGGGAAGTCCGGAGACCAGACAGCGTACCTTAGCAATTTGAATTGGCGTGTGCTCAAGCAAGATGGCTCGGCAGCTACACAGGCATTGACGGCAGGCACTGGACTTGCTAAAAAATTAGCAGCTAACCTCACCGACTGCACAGGCTTGAAGATAACTTGCGAGGCGACCTACACCGACCCTGTCTCAAGAGCAGCAGCGCAAGTGGTGGCGTCAGTAGAAATAACGAAGATGGAGAATGCCGGCGCAAACATTCTTGCAAGCCTCTACATGCCTGACGGCGATACTTTCGACAACGCGGGAAAAGCGTTGAAGATACATTGTGATTTGATGCGTGGTGGCGACATCGACACATCTAACGTATCTTACATGTGGTATCAGCTACGCAACGGCGTGTGGGTAAAACTCGAAACCGCCAATGCTAACGGCATCAGCGGAATAAATACCAACGAAATAACAGTACCAGCCTCGGCTGTCGTAAATGTCGGGATATTCAAATGTGTCATAAAAGATACCGATACCGCAAGCGCAACGGCAAACAAGGAGGTGTTTGCCATCGGTACATTGTACGACGGGTCGGACCCCTATGAAATCGACGTATTCCAGCCCAACGGCGATAACGTTGCCGAAGGTGGCACATTGCTCCACTGGTTTAAAATACGTCAGGGTGCTTCCTATATTACTGACAGCGTAATATTGGGTGCGCATAATATGCGTGTTTGGCGTTTTGCAGCTAACAATGCAATTGATACCACATGGGGCACAAGTGGCTATAAAGCCTGTACGAAAGATGCGCCAAATGCTCGCTTTTCGCTTGATATAGCCTATACTGACCTATTGAGCGCAAGCCAAGCATTTTGTGTAGAGTTGTATTAAAAATGTAAGGGCGTTAGAATTACGCCCTTACCCCCTCTTTAATAAATAAAAGTAGTAGTAATAATGGCAGGAATAATAGCACAACGCACATTTACCGTTCGCCGAGCACCAAAAGATGGGAAGCCCGGAGAACCCGGCGATAAAGGGGAAGATGCCCTCACCCTCACAGTTACGCCAAACACCTTTGTTTTTCAAACCAATAACAAAGGTGTCATCGAAAATTTGGCGCAAAATAAGGGTAAAATCCGAATGTTTCTCGGACAAACGGAAGTTGTGCCCAGCAGTATAGATATTACTCCATACAATTGCTACGCAAGAATAGTAGGCGATAATACACTATACTTCGACGGTATTAGTCCTAACCAGTGGAGCGGAAAGGTGGAGATTACTGCCACTTACAAGGGGCAGACACGTACTGCCATTGCCGAATTCATGGTGAGTGCTCAGAAATGGAACGAGGCTAAGTTTCTTGCCAACGACCAGCAATTTCAAAGCATCATCTCACAAAACAAAGCAGACAAACAAGGGTTTGAAAGACGTATGTCTGCCATTGAGCAAGATGCCGAGAATATTCGTCTGTCGGTCAGCAAGCAGACCTTCAGCGGCGTGAACATGCTCAAGGGCGCGAGCCTGCGTCCTTTGAACTTATTGTTACTACAAAGAGCTCAATACGTAACAATAGGAAACTATGCGAGTGTAGCACACCTTGACAATCCTTATCTTGCCATTGTGCGCCACGGTGCGCCACAGAACGAATGGAACGGTTGCAAGTTTCCTGTTATAAAGGCACTGGGCGGACGCACCTACACGCTGTCAATGTTTGTGCGAGTCTACGGAAGCGAGCAACCTTACATTGAAATCAAAAGAAGCCGTTCAAAGGATATGACAGCCCCGAAGACGAGTTATCCAAATATACCATCGACGTGGGGGCAATGGAAGCAATATACTCATACCTTTGATATGGAAGACGGATATAACTATGTCCAGATATTTATAGGCTACACAAGAGATGGCGAGGCTTATTTGTCCGAAATGCAGCTGGAAGAAGGAGCTAAAGCAACAGCATGGAAGGACCCTGACGTTGTGGAAAGCGTTGAGCGCACCGGTATCGACCTGACCAATGGTACTGTGTCGGTCGAAGCAGCCAACTTCGAAATAAAGCATAATGGCGAAAAGCCTTTTGTTGTGAGCAAGGGAAAGGCATTGCTGGGCGGTTGGGTGTTTGACAAGGGACAGCTGTTCTCCCAGTGCGGAGATGTAAATGGTAATCCAAGCACGGACTATGGCAATGCCAATTTCAATCCTGATATTGTTCTCGACCCTATCAATGGCTACATGTCAGGCGTTGGCTCTTTCAGAAAGAAAATGCTGGTGATAACTCCTCAAAATATAACTAAATATGCGAAAATAGATCCCGATATTGGTTACGTATTTGTTGCCGGAAAAGTATCCGCCATTGCTTTGTTCAAAGGCTCGTTTAACCGTACTATATTTATAACGGTGCCCGGTAGTGGAGGTCATTACGGTGATGGCGATTTTGAGATTGCACGATCATTGATAGGGGAAACTGTAGCTATATACAACCAATCGACGAGCTATATAAACATTTGGGGATCGGGTACATCTGTAACAGTCTACCCGAATAACTTTGCCGCCCTTGAAATAAAGCTCTCGGTTAATTCTGAAACGGGAAAAGAAAGTTATTACAACACCAATTGGATAAGAGGAAGAATGTTAGTATAATATTAAAATAAAAGAATTATGAAACTAAAAGTAATGCAAAAAAGAATTGAAGCAGACGTGAACGGTATAGTCATTATAAATGGCTTTGTTCATGTAGTTGTATACAAGGCTGATATCAGCGATCCGAAGAATGCCAAGGTGTTGCTCTTTCACGACCATGTGGCAAAATGCACCCATGATGACGTTGCCGATGAAAGTTGCGCAGCAGATTATGGGCACAACGGCTCGACGTTCACAGATGGGCATTGGAATTCTATCCCGGATATAGAAGAACAAACTGCCGCATACAAAGGGGTACGTGATATCTATTTCGCCATTGAAAGAGGCGAGCTGGATTTAGAGTAAACCTTATGGGGGAATTAAAAAAGCCCCCAGCCTTGTTAAAATAGTCGTCTCACTTACTATTAACACAATTTACCACCTACTGGTACGACTGGGGGCTAAATACCCTCGTCACCAGTAGGTGGTTTTTTGTGTGATGCACAATAATAAGTGAGACAATGCAAAGATACAAAATTTTGTGATTATGAAGATAATAGAAGTCTTAAAATTTAACAGGGAATTGATAAATAGACTCAAAATGTCTGGTATCAGACTGGAGGATGTAGAATATGTGGACTTATATGCCGATTACACTACGCTGCTGGAACGTGGCGAAAAAGTGTCGTATATCGTAGCCCGACTATCTGAAAAGTATGCGGTGAGTGAACGCAAGGTGTACACGCTTATCAAACGCTTTCAAAGCGACTGCAAGCCACTTGCAGTGTAATTCGGTATAAAAATTCTTTTACCTTACCAAGTATGCCGAACTTTGCGCAATAAACAAACCTGTACAACAATGAGAAAACAATACCTTTCGGCACCGCTTCCATTTCAGGGACAGAAGCGGATGTTTGCCAAGGAGTACATCAAAGTACTCCAGCAGTTCCCTGACGGTACGACCTTCGTGGACTTATTCGGTGGTAGCGGTCTGCTATCCCATATTGCCAAGTGCCAGAAGCCGAACTCCACCGTAGTCTACAATGATTTTGACGGATACAGACATCGCTTGGAGCGCATTGCTCAGACAAATGAGCTGTTAAAAGAATTGAGGGCGATAGTAGATGTTCCACGAAGTAAACCTATATTAGGCGAGATAAGGAAACGTGTGCTGGATTGTATTCGCAAGCATGAACAAAAGTACGGCTATGTCGATTACATAACGCTGTCAACATCGCTTTTATTTTCCATGAAGTATGCAACTTGCTTTGCAGAAATGGAGAAAGAGACATTGTATAACAGAGTAAAATCAACCAATTATCCGTTATTCACTGATTATCTCGACGGCTTAACAATCACTTCCTTCGACTATAAAGAGGTGTTTGAGAAGTATAAAGACGTGCCAAATATGGTATTTCTTGTCGACCCTCCATATCTGAGCACGGATAGCAAAACTTATAGAATGTACTGGAAGCTGTCTGATTACCTCGATGTGCTGACTATCCTCGCTGGTCATCGTTTCATCTATTTTACCTCGAATAAGTCGTCAATAGTAGAGCTTTGCGAATGGATAGGAAAGAATAGGTTCATCGGCAACCCCTTTGAGAACTGCCATCGGCGGGAGTTCAATGCGCATATGAATTACAGCGCATCCTATACGGATATTATGATTTATACAGATGCCGTTTAAATACCATTTTAGCACCATTTGAATGATGAACAAATACTATCAGATACTAAGCAAGGTTTTGGGGCAGGGCAAGCCTCAGAAGAATACTAAAGGCAACATTCGTTACCTACTCAATGAACAACTGTCCTTATCGCCTGGCGATTTGCTTGATATTTTCGAGAGCCACGGAATAGCGAGAAAGAAACTGAGAAATGAGTTACAACTGTTCATGCAAGGTGAGCGGAATGTTGAGAGATACCACGATGTGGGTATTAGGTGGTGGGATTACTGCGGAAGTGTATTAGTGAACAGCTATCCCACTTACTTTGAAAAGCTACCACCACTTATCGCTAAGATTAATAGAGAAAAACGCAGCAGTAAGAATTATGTGCTGTTCCTGGGCGAGACTGGTGCAGAGAGTAATCAAGCACCTTGCCTCAGCCTCGTACAATTTCAAATAGATGATGGAGAACTGGTACTGTCAGCCTACCAACGAAGCAGTGATGCAAACCTTGGCTTGCCAGCTGATATATACCACCTATACCTGATGGCACGACAGATAAACCTGCCCTTAAAAAGTATAACGCTTAACCTCGGCAACGTCCATGTATACGAGAACAATATAAACGGCACCAAGCAACTGCTTGATGGGTATGAGGACGTAAAGTTTGAACTCAACGTTTGA